ATTTCTTTTGATATACACCATTTATCATGCTATTACCCAACTGATAATAATGAATTATACTATCATCACCAGTAAACAAATCTATATATTCCCTAACATCAGCTAATCTGTACATAAACATTTCATTTTCACCATTACCAATAATCAAGTAATCAGCCTTACATTTACGATACCATCCATCTGTATTAACAACATTACCATATCTATCTTTAATACTTGATATATCTTCAATACATAAACGTCTTTTATTATAATCAAACTTAGCCAAAGTTTT